GCTCATCATCTTTGCTTGTAGCGTAGTGTTCCGTGTATCCATCATTAGAGACTGATACGATACCGCGTCCAACTCCGGAAGCATTGTTATCCGCCATGATATCCATCACATTGCAGATACAGTCCTTGAGTTGATCATATCCGAATGTCTCCGAAGTGATATCTGCCCATCTGATCGGACCTATAACGGTACACACTTCCTTCTCGGCCAATGTTTCAGCCTTATCAAAATCCGTTTCGGTTACTTTGTTATGAAGGGAGCTGTAATACTCCCACGAAACAAGCGCGCTCATATACGCTCCCTCCTTGTTATTTCTTGGTGGTCTTCTTGACCGTCTTT